GAATGGAAAAGGCTCCAGCACCAGTTTCAAGTGAAGAAGCAAGTGTAAACAAGGCTTCAATGAAAGAACCTAAGAAAATGTCATCAGATGCAAGCGGTGACAACCTTGCACAAGGCGGCGAAGAGTCAGGCGGATCAACACCAAAGAGTGATGATATGGGCATGTCTACTAAGCCAGATATGAAAAAAGTATAATTAAGGAACTCCAATGTTATACTTGAGAGAGAACTTAACTTTTGACCAAGCAGGCGTAATCGTTGAAGCCAGCGATAATGCTAATGGTGGTAAGGATCTCTACATGAAAGGCATTTGTATTCAGGGCGGGGTAAAAAACGCAAACCAGCGTGTATACCCTGTCTCTGAAATTACTGATGCTGTTAGTTCAGTAAATGAACAAATCAAGTCCGGCAACAGCGTATTAGGCGAAGTTGACCATCCAGATGATCTCAAAATTAATCTTGATCGAGTTTCACATATGATTGAAAGTATGTGGATGGATGGACCAAATGGGTACGGAAAATTAAAGATTCTACCAACTCCAATGGGTGGACTTGTTAAAACCATGTTGGAGAGCGGAGTAAAACTTGGAGTCAGTAGCAGAGGCAGTGGAAACGTAAGTGAAGGCACTGGTAATGTTAGTGATTTTGAAATTGTCACAGTTGACGTTGTGGCACAACCCAGCGCACCCAATGCGTATCCAGTAGCGATTTACGAAGGACTACTGAACATGCGTGGGGGGCATAAAGTACTTGACGTTGCTCGTGAAGCAAACGGTGACGCTAAAGTACAAAAATACCTGAGAGAAGAGATGTCTCGTCTTATCAGGGACTTAAAGATCTAGGAGATCCAAATGCTAGATGCTATCAAACCACTACTAGATAGCGACCTTGTGAACGAGGACACCCGTACAGCAATCCAGGAAGAATGGGATGCAAAGATGGGTGAAGTCAGGAACCAAGTTACTGCAGAACTTCGTGAGGAGTTTGCACAACGCTATGAGCATGATAAATCTACTATGGTTGAAGCCTTAGATCGTATGGTTACTGAAGGTCTTACTGCTGAACTTGAGCAAATTGCTGAAGAACGTAAAGCAGCAGTAGAAGATCGTGCCAAGGCTGTTGCAAAATTGCAAGAAGCCACTGGTACATTCGATCAATTCTTAGTTAAAACACTTAGTGAAGAAATTAAGGAACTACACACAGAAAGAGCTCAACAGCAGGATCTAGTTGCAAAACTAGAAGAGTTTATTACAACTCAACTTGCTGAAGAAATCAGTGAGTTCCAGAAAGATCGTCAGGATGTTGTTGAAACTAAGGTTCGTTTAGTGAAAGAGGCTCGTGCAAAGTTTGATGAACTTAAAACTAAGTTTGTAAAACACACAAGTACAGCAATTAACGAAGCAGTAACAGACTATCTAAAAGGTGAAATGACTCAACTTAAAGAAGATATTCAAGCAGCAAAAGAGAATACTTTCGGACGTAAAATATTCGAAACTTTTGCTACAGAGTTCTCTGCAAGTCATCTTAATGAAAATCAGAAGATTAAGGAACTAGAAGCAGCAATGCAAAAGCAGGCTGAAGAAGTTGCAGAAATCAATAAGAGTCTTGAAGAGAAGACTAAAATCGTTGAGAGCAAAGAGCAAGAAATTGCAATGATCAATGAGAATGTCCAGCGTAAGGAAACAATGGACGAACTATTGAAGCCACTCAACAAAGATAAGGCAGCGATTATGACTGACCTACTTGAAAGTGTACAAACTTCAAAGTTGAAGAACGCTTTCGACCGTTACCTACCTGCAGTGTTAGACGGAAAATCTATAATCAAAGAATCGAAGAAGACTATCACAGAAAGTCGCACTGAAGTTACAGGTAATAAAGAACCAAAAACAGTCCAGGTTGAAGAAGGTGAAGATAATATTATCCAGATCCGTCAACTTGCTGGCTTGAAATAAAGTACAACAGAGGAGACAATTTATGTCAGACGTACTATTAGAAAGCCGTTGGGACGATACTAAAGACGCACTTCTTGAAGGTCTAGAAGGTAATCGCCGCAACAGCATGGGTGTAGTTCTAGAGAACACACGCAAATACTTGAAAGAGGCAGCATCAACAGGTGCATCCGCCGCAGGTAACGTAGCAACACTAAACCGTGTTATTCTACCAGTTATCCGTCGTGTTATGCCAACTGTTATTGCTAACGAAATCGTTGGCGTGCAGCCAATGCAAGGTCCAGTTGGACAAATCCACACTCTACGTGTTCGCTATGCAGACACAGTAACTTCAACAGCAAGTTCACCGTTTGATACAGACACAGTAGCAGGTGACGAAGCACTATCACCATTTAAGATTGCAACCGCATATTCAGGTTCAACAACAACTGGTCGTGCAGAAACAACAGCAGGTAAAGAAGGTACTGGCGGCTCACAACTAAGCATCCAGATCCTAAAGCAGCCTGTTGAAGCAAAGACTCGTAAGTTACAAGCACGCTGGACATTTGAGGCAGCTCAAGACGCACAGTCAATGCATGGTATTGATGTTGAAGCAGAAGTAATGGCTGCTCTAGCACAAGAAATCACTGCTGAAATTGATCAGGAAGTTATTGCTTCACTACGTTCACTAGCAGCAACTGAAGAAACTTTCAACCAAGCAGCAGTAAGTGGTACAGCAACATATGTTGGTGACGAACATGCAGCTCTTGCAGTGCTAATCAACCGTGCAGCAAATAAGATTGCACAGCGTACACGTCGTGGTGCAGGTAACTATGCAGTTGTATCACCACAAGCACTAACAGTGCTACAGAGTGCATCAACAAGTGCATTTGCTCGTACAACAGAAGGTGCATTTGAAGCACCAACAAACACAAAGTTTGTAGGTACACTAAATGGCGCAATGCGCATTTATGTGGATTCATATGCAGCAGACGACACAGCAGTTCTAGTTGGCTACAAAGGTTCAAGTGAAACAGATGCGGCAGCATTCTATTGCCCATATGTACCGCTAATGAGCTCAGGCACAGTACTAGATCCAGACACATTTGAGCCAGTTGTATCATTCATGACACGCTACGGCTACATTGAGCTATCAAACACTGCAAGTTCACTAGGTAACGCTGGTGACTATGTAGGTGAGGTAGCGATGTCAAACATCTCATTCTCATAAGTCGACTTACTTACAGAGAAACAGGAAAGGCAGTTTATACTGCCTTTCTTTTTTACTAAATACTATGCCAGCAAAGACTGGTTTATGCGGTATACCAACCGCGTAGTGGGCTAGAACCCGCATAAGGAGAAACAAAATGGGAAGACCAATTAAAAGCGCAGAAACAGTAGGTGGCACATCAAAATTAGCAAGTGTCAACACAGCATTGCCAATCGGTGCAAGTGGACTAAGTGGTAATCAGATTATTATGAAATCACAAATTACAGGTGGTACTGTAAGAGACACAACCGAAATCAAGCAAAAAGGCAACAAGCGTTTCCGTTGCACAAATGCAGATGGCACAGAGACATTAACACTAACAGCAGTAGTTCATGGCTCACTTAGTGAAGGTCAATGCCAGATTACTGGTACAGACAGTGCAGGTGGAACATACTTTGCAAGTCAACTTACAGGTCGTCATTTCGTAGTAGGTGCTCTAGGCACAGGCTCACAGTTTGCAGTAGGTGATAAAGCACTTATTGTAGCATCAGGCCCAGTTGAAAACGTAAGTGTTTCAATACCTAACGGTTAATACTTGACAACAGAAAAGGTTACAACTATAATAAGTTGTAACTTTTTTTGTGACTGATGAATAAAGATTTTGCATTTATATTAGGTAACGGTGTAACACGGCTAGAAGTAGACTGTGTAAGTTTGCTTGATAAGGGCATAGTATANGGGTGCAATAGAATATACGAGGAGTTTGCACCAAGTGTGCTGGTAAGCACAGATGTTGGAATATCAACAGAAATACAACAATCTGGATACAGTGCAAGGAACGTTCACTACACACGCTCTGTACATAAAATTGAAGACAGCGGTGCTAATGTTCTACCTAAGGAGTTTGAAGGGTATAGTAGCGGCCCTGCTGCTCTTGCACTTGCCAGTCTAAGTCCTGCAAATTATTTGTTTTTGATAGGTATGGATCTTAAAGGTGTGAATAATATGATTAACAATATCTATGCGGGCACTGCACATTATAAGGATAAGAATACAGATGCAGTATTTTTCGGTAATTGGATAGATCAAATTACTACTATTATAGGTAAACACAGTAGTAAAAGATTTATGCATGTTAATCCGTTGGATAACTTTACTGCTGATGAGTTTCGTAAAAATTCTAACTTTGAAACAATCACTTTGTCAGTGTTCAAGAGCATGATAAATAATACATAAAATAGGATTACTAAAATGAGTCAGACAAAAAAAGTTACAGGCGATTACACTATAGATAGCACCACTGATATTAACCTAACAGCGGCTAGTCAAGTAATTGTTACAGGCAGTCCATTGCGTTTAGCCAGTTTTACCACAACTCAAAGAGACGCTCTTAGTGGAGTAGCAAATGGTGATCTGATATATAATGTCACACTTAGCAAGATACAAGCATACGCGGGCGGCGGTTGGGTCAATTTACACTAAGCGATAAATACTATACCGCGATTGGAGTTCTTAATGAGAGCAGCAGAATTTATGAGGGCACTTGCAGATGTTATAGATGCATTGGAAAGAGGAGGCAATGCATCCTCATCTAATAAAGATGATAACGAACTCCAGGATAATCCAGTGTTTATGAGTCCACAGCAACAACAAATCGAACTTGAAAAAGCCGAACAGGGCAAAAGTAATCCTGCTATCGACAAACTTATTGCAAGTAATGATATTGGCGAAGAAGGACAAAACAGTGAACCTACAGGCGTAGGTACAGGTTCAAACAATGTTGCTGATATGGCACAAAAACAAGGAACAATACCTCTCTCACTAGTGGATAGACTCCCTGGAGTTAGATAATGTCTAACATAAATGGCGGAGAGTTTACCCAGGATTTTCGTACACAACTAAGAAAATACAGCGACGGTACAACTCGTATTGGCGAAGAAGGTAGACTGTGGTATAATAACAGTGACAACTCTCTTCGTGTCAGTGACGGAAGCACTCCCGGCGGTATTGTGCTTAACAGTGGCGGTGGAGGAGGCGGTAGTAGTCTTACAATCCAGGAAGAAGGCAGTAGCCTAAGCACTGCGGCTACAACTCTAAACTTTGTTGGTGATGGCGTAACTGCTAGTGGCACAGGTGCTACTAAAACTATTACAGTTAGTGCAAGTGCTATCACTGTGCAAGATGAAGGCAGTGCCCTTAGTACTGCCGCACAAGTACTTAACTTTGTAGGTTCTGGTGTAACAGCAAGTGGCACTGGCACAACCAAAACAATCACTATATCAGGTGGTGGTGGCGGAAGTGGAGGAGATGTTGTAGATGATACAACTCCTCAACTTGGTGGCGATCTGGACGTTAACGGCAATAATATTATTAGTTCTGTTAGTAATCAGAACATCAACATTGTTCCTAACGGTACAGGAAAACTAGTAGTTGTAGGTGATATACTTCCAAGTGCAACTGAAACTTTTAATCTTGGCAGTGCAAGTTTTAGATGGAAAGATCTATTTCTAAGCGGTGATACTATTAATCTAGCGGGCAGTACTATTAGTGCAGATGGCACTGGCCAAATTAGTATTAGTGCAGATGGTGTTACGTTACCAGATGCTAGTAAGACAGAATCACAACGAGAACTAGCAACCCTTAGTGCCAATAATAGTACAAATCAAGTTGTTGTTGTCACACCATTTTTTACCAATGCAGGTGGACTAGTAACTAAAAACACTGATTTTGAATTTAATGCAACTGTGGATAACCAACCTGTGTTTACAGGTACAGCAACATTTACACTTGCAAACGGCGATAGTTTCGCTGAAAGTAGCATAGTCCTGTTCCAACTCTAACTGATAAATATTGCTATGGCAAGCAAGATTCCACTAAGAGCAGTATTTAACGCAAGTAACGTAGCAACTGGATTAGCAGAGTTTCAGTCCGGCGATTTTATNCCATTATCTCANGGCGGCATAGGTGCCGCACTTTCTATAGGAACTGCAGGACAAGTCCTGAAAGTAAATTCAGGTGCAAGCGCACTAGAATTNGGTAGTGTAGAAGCAAGTTTCAATATTGATGGTATGACAGATGGCACTAGTATCACTATTGTTGATGGTGATCTATTAGCCCTAAGTGATGGTGGCACAGAGAAGAAAGTCACTGCGAGTCAACTAAAAACATACATTGGCGGTTATGATGGTGATATTACAACCATAGATATTGATGGCGGTGCTGACATAGGCGAAGCACTAGCAGATGCTGATCTCTTTATTGTTGATAATGGAGCAGGCGGCACTAACCGCAAAATGGCTGCAAGTCGTATTAAAACTTTTGTTGGTGCGAGTGCTGGCGGTTTTGCTATTGCTAATCTAGACATAGATGGTGGTAGTGATATAGGTGCAGAT